AAAAATCTGTCATTCTCACCTGTACACCAGTATGGGTATTGAATGGGCCATATTAATGGACGATAATCTCCATCACATTTTTTCTTTTCTACAAAAAATCTTGCTCTAATCATTTTTATATACTTTTACACATAGAACAAAATCTAAACCTTTTGCAATCCACAGCATTCCTGTGATATCTATCTGCGCATGCAGCAAAGAAAGTGCAGTTATGACAATCTCTTTTAAATTTTTTCTTTTTCTTTACTTTAGGATATTTCATTTTTCACTCCTTTCTAATCAGTTATTCGTTAATTGGTAGTTTCATAAAGCACATCCACATAGTCTTGCCATGTCTTCCGGTGGTGTGACCGAACAACGGCTGCCGTCCGATGGCTTTCAATACTTCTTTAACCGTTATCTGGTCTTCATTCCATTTGAAAATGAGAACGCCGTAATTTTCAAGTACTCGAAAGCATTCATCAATTCCTTTTTTTATCACCCTTGGCCAATCTTCGGGAAGTTTACCATACTTCTTGGCCAACCAACTTTCTTTACCCACATTTAAAAGATGGGGCGGATCAAAGACTACCAGTTTAAAAGATTCATTTAGGAATGGCATATTGGTAAAATCAGATACAATATCCGGATGAACTTTCAGACTTCGACCGTCGCAAAGAGTATGCTCTTCATCTCTGATGTCAGTAAATAAGACCAAAGGGTTTTCTTTATCAAACCAAAACATCCTACTGCCGCAACAGGCATCTAATATGATTTTTGCTTCACTCATTTTATTTTTGTTTTACCTCCTTCCACTCACTTTCTATAATCACATGTTCACACTTATTACACCTATGCAAATAAGTTGGGAATGGTGCCGTTGTATAGTCCTCAACAGCTATTTCTATACTGCCACATTCCGGACATTCTATCTTTACCTCTTTGATACCGGGATAATCCCAAAAGGATAATTTGCCTTTCACGTCCTTAATTGGATTTTCGTAGAGAATAGGGTTAGCTAGTACCCAGTTATAAACTCCTTTCTCTGCCCAGATGGAAGGATGGTTTTGTACACAGTCTATTATCTCGACGCTTCCGATTATGGAGCCTGTACAAAAACTAAAATCTTTCCACTCTTTGTTTTCCGGTAATGCCAATAACTGCTCATTGGTAAGTATTGAATCATAGAAATTATCATAATTCAAAGGTTTACCGCTTGAATGAATCAGTAACCTCTGCCCTAAGTATTTCTTAGGGCAGCTCCAAGTACGGTTCTCAATGTCTTTAATACCATGGACTATCAAAGAGGCCCACGGCTGTTTTATGGTTATTGCTTTCATTTTTTATTGTTGTTCTTTAATATCTCATCAAAAGACGGAATAGGAAGCCATGCCAACACGATACTGTTTCCGTGAATCCATCTTTCCTTTGTATCTAAATTGCTGCTTCTACGAAACTTTTCTTTTTGAATATATGGTACGCCATAACGCATTGTCAAAACGAAAACTTTTTGTTCTTCTTCCGGCAACCGTTCCTTAACGCTTATCCAAGGCGATTGCTTTGACTGCCACTCTGCACCACATTGAAAATCTTCCATACTATCAGCATGACGTGAAACGTAGGTATCCGCGTCAACTTCTTTCAGAACGTCTTTTCTGAACTTCGTTTTATTAGTAGCATAATCGTATGCCGCTTCTTCTACTGTCTGTTTCATATCTTTTTCGGATTTGAATTAATAATTTGGAATTAGTTGATAGGAGATGCGGTTTCGGTAAGGTTGTCTAAATCTCTCAAGAAAACTACTACATCTTGGATAACGGGTACTCCATTCAAAGCCGAAGTGGTCAGATTGATACTATAAATATCAATACTTGGATATTTATCGGTAAGTAGCTTATTTAGTAGCGCAATAGATTTGTCATTGTAGATAACCATCCTATCTTCTATCTCAAAACCTAACCGAGACAAGTATTCTTCTTTCTTTTCTTCTCCTGCCTTTGAAACACGGGAAGCGAAAACCATTCCACTCAATGAGATTTTTGCAACGTATTCTCCAAAATAAAAGTCACTAACATGCCCAAATCCATATTCAGTCCACCAATTTCTAAATGATGATACCATAATTTTCAAACGTTCTCTAACATCTTCGTTTGAAACCTTCTCCCCAAGCTGATGACGTAATTTTCGATTTTCATCATTCAATGAGCGGATTTGTTCAGTTAATTTCTTTTGTTTCTCTGCAAGTACACCTTCATATCCCATTCGGGTAAGAAACCTATTCACATTGTGGTCTGTCAGAGAAAGGATGTTTTCTTTCATTCCTTCGGTGAGCTGCCCTTTTTCGAGCATCGTTATAGCCAATCCTAAATTTTGCTGAATTTCTTTATATTGCTTTTTCAATTCAGTTATCAGTTCTCCGTTAGAATCTTCTACAATAGCTGGCTTATCTTGCCTGTTAAAATCAAGCTGTCTTTCTTTCATTTCTTAATCAGTTATTAGTTAATTGGCAGTTTCATAAAGCACATCCATATTGTCTTGCTCTGTCTTCCAGTGGTATGCCCAAATAGAGGTTTAAACGGGATGGCAGACAAAACTTCCGAGGATTTAATCTCACTTTCATTCCATTTGAATACAAGAGTGCCGTAAGGCTTCAAGACGCGCATACACTCAGTAAATCCATCGTGTATGAGTGACTGCCAGTCTTTCGGCAGTTTTCCGTACTTTTTAGCCATCCATGAGGTTGCACCAAGTGTTTTCAGGTGCGGTGGGTCGAACACCACCATGTAGAAAGAATTGTCTTCAAATGGAAGGTTGGTGAAATCGGCTATTACATCCGGCTTTATTTCTATGATTCTTGTCTTACCCCTGTCCTTGGCCGTAAGTGTTTCCGAACGTTTGTCAACAAATAAGGCAAGAGGATTATATTTGTCAAACCAAAACATTCTACTGCCACAACAGGCATCTAATATAAGTTTTCCATTTTCCATTAAGCTATTTCTTTTGATTTCTTCAATCTCAACTTTCTCAATACTTTGCAAAGTGCTTCAGTATTTTTTCTCGCTTGTGTAACCTCCACCGCATTCCCGATAAATTTCTTTTGGTCAGCTTGTGTGCCTATTAAAACATAATCTTCAGGGAATCCCATAATCTTTTTGAGTTCCGGAATGCGAAGCATCCGCATTTTAATATCCACTATGCCATACAGTGCCATGAACTCCTTTATCTTCACGGTCATAGGACTATCATTGTCGTAGATTTCAATCGCTACCTGACCGCTTTCTGTTGCTACCAGATAGGGCGGCATCTTATCCATGCGGGCTATTAATGTGAAGCAGGGGCTATCAACAGAGCCGCCAGCACTGTTGAACTGTGGATTCATCAGATAGTGCCATTTCCTGTTTGCGGTAATGGTCTGGGAGGGTTCCTCTATACTGCTACCTACATTTGAGAATGCAGTATTCATTATCCACGGCTGGCATGTTACCAAGTTTTGTTTCGGTGTTGTGGTAACAGCGGGGCATGGCGAGTTTATATCAGACACCTGACCACCTCCAGAATATTGATTCATAAAAAATGGAGATACAAGGGAAAGTCTGTCTTTAGTCAGAAGTGTAGGACAAGGCTGATTAATATCCTTTCCTGTATCCTTAAAGTTATAAGAACACATAAATCGGCTTTCAATTAAAGCCATCCTGTCCTTCGTTGTGACCGTAGGTGCAGGAAGTTCCACCGAATGATTATGCCCGTTCCCATAGTAAGCCGATACAAAAACGTGGTGGTCTTTACAAGTGATTGCTCCAGCCGGTTCTTCCACTGATACGTTCTTGCTGTCGGGGTGTCCGCTGAACTGTTTGGAGAGGAAACTTACCTGTACCTTTGCAAAGCGGTTTTCAGTAGTCAACACTCCGCATGGTTCATCAACTGATTTGCATGTGTCTTGAGGGCGAACCGTATTGTAACGGGAAAGGAAAGCATCCTTTCCTCCGGCTACAAACTTGATAAGTCCAGCATAGATACGTTCAAGCGTTTTCTCTGCAAGAGGCTTTTCCCTGAAGATGGTAGTTCCTTCATCAGAGAAATCAAGCACATCTTTTACCGGCTTCCACTTCTCCAGCCGCGAGAACATATCTTGCCTACCACCTTTACAGTGGGTCGGTTCAGGGAATACTATCGGCAAGTTCTTTTTAGCAAAGATGCCGAAGAAGCGTTTTCTTGTGGTGTAGGCACCGAAGTCGGCAGCATTTAAGATGCGGTGCTCAAAGTTGTAACCGTACTTCTTGACATTGCGCACCCACTTTTGATAAAGCCGGCCTTTGTCCATGCTGATAGGTTTCCCATTCTCATCCATATCTCCCCATGACATAAACTCTTCTACATTTTCAATCTGAATGTAGTCAGGGTCTATAACATCAATATAACGGAAGAGATGTTCTGCCAACGTTCGGCTGTCGGCATCTCTCGGCTGACCGCCTTTGGCTTTCGAGAAGTTGGTACACTCCAAAGAAGCATGAAGCATTATCATGGCATCAGGGTATAGCTGACGGATACGTTCTACAATAGTGCTTATCGGGGAAAGTTCCAGTGTACGGATATCCTCAATAAAGTGAAGTGCATCAGGGATATTGGCATCATGTGAAAGGATGGCATTCTTGTCATGGTTCACACAACAAACAACTTTTGCACATTTATTTCCATCCAATCGTGCTGCTTCCACACCTTCGGATAAGCCACCAGCGCCACAAAAGAGATCAATAACAAATAGTTCTATATCGGACAGACCTTCAATGGATTTTAAGATGTCTTTCTGCGATTTCATAACTTCTCCTTTTTAAACAGGTGGCTGAACGCATTATCCAAATCCAAGTCTAGATTCAGTTTGGACGGGAAAGATTTAATGTATTCGTACATCTTATAAGCGAGGTTGTCATCATCACCGCACCTATCAATCAGTGTGAGCAACATGGCGTTCACCATGTCAGAATCATTGCCGAAGTTTTCCTGAGTGGATTCGCTGCGATGATTCACATCACTTTTCAATCTCTTTATCGCGGCTATGGCTGTGTTGAAGTTTCTTTTTGAATCGTGTCTGAGTTCAAAGCCTTCTTTCTTATATTGCTGCTGCATTTCTAGAAGGTTGGTTTCTAAAACGTCCGTGAGGACAAATACGATGTTGGTTATCGTATTCAGTTTGTCTGTTCCCTGCATAATCGTGTATTCTTATTTCTAATTCGAATGAATCCCCTTCGTTCTGTTTCTTCTAACAGTGGAAAGTCTTCATTCTTGATTTCACATTTTGTTTCGTAGTTCACGGAAGTATAACTTGGGATATTGAACTTTTTCCGGATTCTTACGATAACATCCGGATTTCTTGTTACCCAGTAAACGGTTATTCTCATGGTGATATCAGCATTTTTCTAGCTTCCTCATCTCCTGCATCAGCACGGTGCTTGATTTCAATGTACTCAGCATAAGAGATTCTGTTATCTCCACGCTCCTCTATCTCTTTTTCACGTTGGTTTCTGTATCGTTCACGCTCTTTCCGTTCAATATCTTTCCGACGTTCAGAAACGTAGTCCAGCATCGCACTTGTTATTTTCAATGGATCTATTGAACCGTAGAACCGCCCATACTTCCCTGACTTAAACCGTGCTATGAAAAAACAGATTTCAGCGGCATTTATATAATAATACTCCGAAAGGAATATCTCCGATAGTTCAGAAAGTTGCTCTTTCGCTATCTTGGTTGAAACTTCTGCAAAGTCATTCAATGAACCAAATTGTATCTTTAGCCATTCTATCGGTGTTTCATCCCCATAAGTAGAAGACAATAGCCCTAAACTCGGAATGCTGTCATTCAACGCCAGTTCTGAATGGGTTGCATTACATCTGACAAGTTTGAACTGCAAATCAGGGTTGTAATCAAGAATGAATTGTGCAGGATCGGGATATTTATTCAATAACGCCCTCTGCTTCAAGTTCCTTTCTCTTTTTTGCGGCAGCTTCTCTAACGGTTGTAGCGACTGCAAGAATTGAATCACGTTTTCGCTGCTCGCTATCCTGTTGATTTTTACTAAGTCTTGTCCCATTATAGTTTCCTTCCAATATTTTAGTAAAGTTTGCTTGTTTGAAAATCCAATCAAAGTCGCATTTCCAATTGCGGTCATTAGCTCCAAGTAAGAACGGGGATTGAAGAATGAGATTGAAAACACTCCTCACTGACTCTTTCCCATATTGGGCTATCCGGGCTTTTACAGCCTTTTTTCTCACATCAGTCATTGATCTTATCTGCTGGAGTCTGTCTTTGAATGTGGTATTATAGTATTCCATCAATCCGCTGTAATCAATCTTTTCAGAGGGGGAGGGCGAAGAAAGCTTGGCTTTCTTTGATACTCCGTCAGGAGTATTTTCTTTCTTTTGATGTAGAGATATATCTATATACTCTCTTTCTTCTTTCTTTGTATTTGTGCCCTCTGTGTGCCCTGATTTTTGTAAAAGTTCGGATTGCGGTAGATTGTTGTTCATGGGCTGTGCCCCAAGTTGTGCCCTTAGTTGTGCCCATTCGTGTCTTAATTCATTGATTTCCTTTTCAATACCTGTGCCCTTACTTGTGCCCTTGGTTGTGCCCATTGGATTATATTCTTCATATTTACATAAGGTTATAAGGTTCATTCCTTGATTGCACTCAACAGTTATCATACCTTTCTTTCTAAGATGCACAAGAAAGGAACGCACCTTCTTTTCAGACCATTTCCAACGCTGTGACAGAAATCTTATGGATGCAGGATATTGACCTCTTGAATAAGAGATTTCTCGACCTCCGATACTCTCCTTTCGGGGCGTTGCCTCAAATCGTGCAGACTGAATTAAGTCTAACCACGCTTCGCAACTGCTAAAAGTACGGGCTTCATTCCACATTTCATTCGAGAAAAACCTGCGGCTTAGCCTCAAAAATCCTTCGTCCATAGTCTTAGAATCTCACGTTAGTTAATTTCCTTCCGTTAGAAAATACAGCCCACTTACCATTACCGCTATCAAACAATCGTAAATCCGACACCTCTCCGAAACGTTTGATGTTACCGCATAAATCCACAATCCATCCACATTCTTTAGAAGGATGCGGGCGGATGGCACGACCGACTATCTGATACCACATGGCAAGTGACATTGTAGGACGTGCCATAACGACCGTATCAAGTTCCGGATAGTCAAAGCCAGTCGTAAGTACACCCACATTAGCTACTACCGGAATTTCACCAGCTTTGAACGCCTCAAGAATATGTTCACGTTCTTTCTTAGGAGTATCACCTGAAACGATAGCGCAACCGGGTATTGACATCGTTAACCGTTCCGCTTCTTTCAAAAAACGGGTAAAGACCAAAATACCCTTCCGTTTTCCTCCGGCTTTGGGATTCATCAGCCTTTGGACGATATGAACGAGATAACCGTAGAAGTCTATCCGTTCATATTCTTTTTGAACTGACCTATCCGTATAGTCGGCACCAGTAGTATTTACTTTCAAGTTAAGTTCATTCCACCCTGAAGGATTCATTGAATAGTAATCCAACTTCGCCAAGTAGCCCATATCTAATAGGGTTGATACCTGTACATGATAAATGACCTCTGAAAAGACATGAGGTTTTGTCCGAGTGATAAATTTCAGCATGGAACCGAAATCACGACTGGAGCTTAAACGGTATGGCGTTGCTGTCAGTCCAAGAACCTTACACTTCACTGCATCAAAAAAATCCTTGTACATTCCCTCTTTGGGGTTTACAAGATGACATTCATCCACAATGATGTTCTTGAAGTGGGTAAACAGTTCGGGATGATTCTTCACACTGCCGATGGTGGCAAATGTTATCCGGCTTATCTCCTTTGAGTTAAAGGATGCTGAATAGATACTGCAATCAAGAATACCGTATGAACAGAGTTTCTTGAAATTCTGTTCGAGTATTTCCTTCGAGGGCTGGAACACCAAGGTATGACCGTCAAGCCTTGCGGCTATATCCGCTATGATAAGCGACTTTCCGCTGCCCGTAGGTAACACCATAATGGCATTTGTTTTCTTCGCCTTGTTATTGAAGAAAGAAACGGCAGCATCAGAGGCTTTCTGTTGGTAATCTCTCAAACGGAATTGCATTTTCTCAATAAGTATTTGATTAATAATTCTTCATTTCTATTATTTCTCCTAAAGTTCTGCCATGCGGCTCCATAACTAAGATTATGCTTTTCGCAAAATTCAGAAAGAGAATACCGATTGCCATCAATATGTATATATACAGTATTAGTTCGGTTTCTAACCTGCTCTTTTCTGGTAGCCCATTTACAGTTTTCAGGAGAATAATTTCCGTTTACATCTTTTCTATCAATAGTAAGCCCTTTTTGATAACCACTATTCAAAGCCCAATTAACAAACGACTCAGGATTATTTTTCCATTCTTCACAGATACCTATTCCCCTGCCTCCATAATTTTTATAGCTTGAATGTTTAGGTGAATAGCATCGTTCTTTCATACATCTAAAAATCCTATAAATATCAGTTCTTGACAAACCGTGCCTATAATTATACTTAGTGATTCTATCTTTTGTTTTACACCCACAACTTTTTGATGTTCCATTTCGTAATCCATAAGCACTAACAGAATGAATAGAACCACAATCACATTGACAGATATAATAAGATTTAATTCCTTTATGGTCTAATCTATCCAAATCCTTATGCAATACAAGCCATCTACCGAACTTATGTCCTGACAAATCAGGCATCTTATTACATGATTTTTTATAACTCATAACCCTTTCTCCTTTCGTAATTTCTTATTAAGTGCTTTGTAATACTTGATTAGCTGTTCGTACTCAAAATCAGTCATTTTGGAAGTACCATCAGCTTTCACTTTCAGCAAGTCAAATTTCTGTTGCCCGATTTTGGCTATCAGATTCACCCGATAGTCTTCCAAATGATCGGCTTTGAACCTGTTGCAGTTGTGCATGGCATAGCCGTTAGCAATGAAAGTACGCGTATCCGTTTCCATCACGACAATCTCCTCTTTACCTATATATTTGATACCTTTCACTTTGGTATCATATTGAGATTTTAGTTTGCCAAGTTTTTCAATATCCACCTTTTCAATTTTATGCGGACGAACACGCATTAAAAATTGGAGCTTCTCTATGTTTGTACCTGTTATAAGAAATTGCCAAGATTGATACGTTTTTTTAAACGTGCCACGCCTATTTGAATCTTCCATCATCTGCCGACAAGTTTTATTATTTCCTGTGAACTTTTCAAGTAAGCGTTTTATTTCAGAGCAAATATCCATGTACTTCTCACATTGGGCTATACCGACACGAAAACCATAGCGTTTCGTCCCATCTGGATTAGAAATATTCTGTTGACAAATATGTCCGTCAGCATCAATCATTCCCGCAATCCATCCGCTTTCATAGGATTTTTCTTGTTGTATTACTTGAAATGGTTTACAGACAATGGTCGTAGTCCTATCTGTATGAGGTCCGGTCTTGTGCTTCCCATGAAGATTTACGCCATTAACCCACATTTCTTGTGTTTCAATCCATGTGTATGAAGTTCCTTGTCTTGCCCTTGCGAGCCATTTATGGTTAGCAGTTGTCTTCATTTTATCTCCATTCTCTAACTCTACCTCATACACATCTTGAATATCACGTTCTATGTGTGTAACCCTTCCAACCCTATATCTTCGTGAAGTTTTATAAATTACTTCTTCGTCAAAAGCAAATATTTCTTCACCAACACTAATTTCACCAAGCTGTTTCCATATAAAATCTTTCATTAAGACGAGAGAATCCGGTGTTAAACAGTGCCGGCATTCGGCATGGCAATTGTTCTCATCAAACCGTGTTGCCAAATGTGTACGACTGAAATAGTGCCCGCAGTCGGCTTGCACGAATGGTTTTATCTGTCCACATGATATACATCGGAAGAATCCGTTTGGCATACAATCACGAAGCCGGATAAAAAGGGAAAACTCCTTGTCGAGCTTAGCTTTCAAATCCGGCTTCTTCTTTACTGTTATCCCTGCTTTATCAAATAAAGGCATAGGTTTTTCTTTCTTCTTTGGTTTTCGTTTTATGTAGTATGGCATTATTTTATATATTTGCGGGTGTAATATTTGTATTCACTCTAAAATCATATTTATATGAAGAACTATCGTATTATTTTCACTCATCATGGTAATGAGTATTCCTTTACAAAGGCGATAAGTGCCAATTTATCACAGTATAATTTTGAAGTAGCATATAGAACTGAAATCAGAACTTATATGACAAATCATGGATTAAATGGGAATTATGAAGTTGTTGGTGTCATAGAAATATGAAAAGTAACTATTAGTAAATAAGAGGATGTTTTTATCATTAAGCATCCTCTTGTTATGTGGTGGTATCGGCAGGATTCGAACCTGCATGAGCTTTCTGCTTTGAGTAACCCTTCCTGCTGGGTAAAGCTCCAGTACTCGTCGTGCGTCTACCAATTCCGCCACGATACCAGATGCCCGTCTTTCCGGGCTGTCAATTATACTTCGATGATTACGATGTCAGGTGCAACACCTTTGATTGCTTCAATCTGTTCGTCAATCACCTTGTTTTTGTATTCCTCAATGGTTTCATTCGCACCAGCAGAAACCAAAGAAAGTGAAACATCACGACCATCTACATCAGCATAAATTTCAACTTCGATTTCCTCACAAGCAAAGCCTTTGAAAAGAGGAATATTCAGTTTGAAGGATTTCGGAAGATTAGAATCAACCACCTGAGAATAATTATCCGTCTTGCTGCCGTTTTCCTCTTTGCTGCGCTCGATGTCTTGGTTAACCTTTGCTTTGAAATTCTTCAAAGTGGAAACCAGCATCATGTTTTCTGATTTATCCTTGAAGAAAGCACGGTGCATCTTGAAGAACTGGGATAGCTTGACAGGTTCCCATTTCTTATCCGTGTTAATGCCAAATTCCTGCATTTCTTTTGAAGCCTGTAAAATACCACTGATTCCAGTCTGATAGTAGTTGGTTTCATCAATAGTTAATGCCAACCCCATCTTATCACGGTTTACGATGATATTGGTCGATTTCTGATTAATCAGTTCGACACGCTTTTCCAACCATCTGAGAGGTGCATCTATCGTTCCACTGATAACTACTCGCTCCGGTTCTTTCGGGTCAAGTGCTACCGGTGCTTCGCCTTCTCTTAATACTACTTCAATAGGTTTGCCGTTGTAATCTTTAGGCACAACCAAGTTGATTTTGTTTTCGCTCATGATTCTGTTCCTGTTTTACGGTTAATACTGAATACTGTCTTTTGCATCTCCTGTGGCATAATGGGACGGCTATAAACCAGTTCGCCCAGCTTGTTGTAGAATCCTGCCATCTTTTCCTCGTGATAGAGGATTTTGGCACATTCTTCATTTTCTACAAACTCAGAACCTCTCTTAATGTGGTCCAAAAGTTCCTGCTTTTCTTCGTTCAAAGGTTTCAGACGTTCTTTGAACTCGTCCATAGCCTCTTTCTTTTCTATCTCAATATCATTGATGGTGATTGATACTTCAGCTAATGTTTCTTTCTTTTGCGCCAATTCTTCGGGTGTGAATCGGTGAGTATAACCGATTTTCTCCACTGCATCGGCATTGTCCTGAAGAAACTGCCATCGTTCCTGTTCAGGAATGTCTTGTCCTAAAAATTTGTCCATATTATCTATAACTTATTTTGCCAAACTCATTGTAAACCTTTCTTGCAGTACCCATAGTATTATAAACTGGAATATAGCTTCTTTGAGAGGCTTTCTCTATTTGGTGAATACCGCTGGATTTAGGGTTGATTGATTTTTCAGGATGAAAGAATCTTGCTACATCTTGGGGAAATTTTCTTTTCTTCATAATCTCAATTTTTAAATAAATTCATTATTACGTTCAATTTCTTGTTGTGCGTAGATAAGCATCTGTTGTTCGTTAGCGGCAGGCAAATAGATACCTGCCACAGATGCGCTCCAGTTTCGGAAACGGTCAATACTCAAAGTCATTTCACCTGTTGTCAGCTCGGCAGAACTGCGCAAATAAGTTACTTCATTGCCTTTCTTGTTGACCGTCTTACGTTCAAACAAATCACGGTTGCAAGTCCTCTTATAAAAATCAATTTTTGCTTCGTCGAGACTGCAACCGTACTCACTACCGAAATACCCTAAAAGAAGATGCAAGTAGCTGTTTTGGGCAAGCGTGCGGTTAGGTAGTTTCTTTTTCACTTCCACCACCGCACGTTCACTAAACAGCTTGTTTACATACTCCTTAAACTTGGGTATTTGGTATTCATTTTTCAAGTCGTATATCATCCATTTCCAAAGATTTTAGTATCGGTTATAAGTTCTCTGTTTTCTTCCAAAAACCGGATAAATTCCTCACAATGATTAGTAAGAATAGGAATATCACGTTCAGGATTGAAAACGTATGTTTCTGTATAGGTATCTACCACATAACCGCCTTTGTTGAACTCTACAATGTTATACTCAAATGTCCGTACATCCGACCCATTCTGCATAAGAGCATAAGGATAAACTAAATGCTGGTGGTGATCTTTGAACTTTCCCACGGTATAACTACCGGTTGTTTTGATGTCGTGAACACTGGTAGGCATCAGTTCGTCAATCAAACCATAAACCAATACACTACCGTATGCAGTAGGCAAGATGGCTTCTACTCTTTGTTGGGTTAATGCTCCTTTGTAGTAGTTGGCAAACTCGCGGCAAAGGTCAATGTGAAAAGTGAAAGTGCGATTGTTGTAAACAGCTTTTATCCCGTAAAGTTTTCCGTCATCGTGATATGCCTTGCTAATTTCCATTATAGAAGATTTACGGTTCTCAATCATACAATCAATGATTTCATTGAAAGCCGTGCCACGGTCTGCCGCTTCGCTATCGAATGGCTTGCGGTTAATCCGGTCTATCAGTTCTTGAAACTGTTGTTCGTGAAATTCTTCAGGAGTATGGGGTGGATTTTCTGACCACCCCCAGTACTTATCCCAAATCACATCACTATTCAGATATGCCCCAAAGGCATCAAGAAGTGTTGCGTAAATACGATATTTAGGCTGCTGGTTCATATTTCTTTTCTGAATTAAGTTTCAGATTCAAAGACTTCGCTTTGTTAGCTACCAACTTTGCCGCCATTTGCTTTGAAGAACCAACGTGCTCAAAGTTATCTATTTGCGCGATAAAATTATTGGCAGATTCCGCATCCGTAATAAGTTCGATCTGTTCTTTTATCTCTTCAATAACTTTATCATACTTTTCCTGTGCCTCTTTCTTGGCAGCAAGCATACCCAAATACGAATTGATTATCTTGGCGGTGATAAAGTCGTTCTTTGCGGTTGGATTACCATTCTTGTCAAGGATGGTAGGAACTTCCATCACTGAAGGAAGATTGCAAGTATTCTTACCGTCATTTCTTGAAGTTGGGTCAAAAGTGATAGTACGTCTTTGGACGCCTCTTTCGCTTTTCATTTCAAGATAACCGAGCAAATCCAGTTCAGTAACGATAGAGTTGTAGGATTTTTCACGCAAGGCAGGGATAAACACCGTATCATCACCTTCTTTTCTTGTGTCGCGATGGGCAACGAAAATGATGTGCTTGTTAAGCCCCGAAAGTGTTCGTGTCATCCATGAAAACTCTGCATTGATACCGCTCCAATCACGGATGGACGGCTGGCGGGTTCCACACTTGTGAGTAATGATGAAGTCCATCATCTTGCCGATGGTATCTACTACAATGGTCTGATAAGCGGACAAGTCCTCTTGAAGAACTTGCTGAACATCGCTCCATGAAGTGACCTGTACCGTGTCTATATTCTCCAAGTGCGCCATGTTCATGCGCTTCACGCCGTTATCGAAGTCCAACAGCAGCGGTTTCGGTGCGCTCAATGCTACCGTACTCTTTCCCATTCCGGCTTGACCGTAAATCATCATCTTCACGGTGGTCGGGATAACTAATTCATTACTTTTCTTAATCAGTGACATAATCGTAAATTTTATAGGGTTATTTGTTCAGATATTTACTCATTTTAAAAGCATTAATAGCGGATTGTATCTCGAACTTGGAATATATGATAGGAGAATTTCTGGATGAGCCTTTTCTTTTCTTATGCACCAATCCTTCTTTCTCTAACTTTTCCAAAAAGTTAGGTTCATACCCAAGTGTCTTTAACCATCTGAACGCTTCTCTTTGCTTGATTTCATCAGATACAGGAGACCGTTTCTTCTCACTGGCAGCTGCACCAAGCTCCGCCATGTCCATGCAGATATTTTTAAATTCAAATAATTCAAGTCTTACCTCCATACCGTCCAGTTCTTTCAATTCGTTCAACTCTCGTTCTTCGTCCCCTTCTCATATCACCCTGTTCGTGATAGAGCGAAAAAGAAAAGATGCACAACAGGCAGAAAGCAACAGCCGACCTAATAGTAGGTGAAAAGTCCATCGTGAACTTCATACCAGCTATTCTCTCATATAGCATGGTTGCCAGTTCTCTGCCGTTCCTTACGTTCAAAATCTCAAAAGCTCTTTGCAGTTGGTTGTTTATCGTGCTGACCGCTCGGCATTTGAGGTTTGCAATTTCTTTTTTCTCATACCCTTGTGCATACATTCGTGCCGTAATCTCGCATTCAGGTGTAAGTTCATTAAAAACTCTCTTCATAATCGTGTAAGTCAGCTGATTAATAATTGCGAATAACCTCAATATATCCGGCTTCCCTGTTAGTGTCCACCGAATACAAAGTTTGCTCCTTGTCTATTATCCGATCAATCCTTGCCAGCCTGTTAAGATCAGCGGTACACCTGCGAAGCTGTCCGGCAAGTTTGTCGCTAAAGTCAAAGCTGATTCTGTCATTCTTCTTTTTCAGCTTTTTCTTGATTTCTGTTCTTTCTTTCAGTTCTTTTGCCATAAGAGTAAAATTTAATTAATGATTCGTGGATGGTAAGGGAATCGAACCCCTCTCAATCGTGCTAATTGGTTGCGCAACACGAAGCTCTAACCGATAAGCTAACCATCCTTTTTTAAAAAAGGTGCACTATCCTCACGGACGGCACACCCAGTACAAACACAATATAAAACACGAATATCTAATCTATTATCAGAACAATGCTTTTAACCGCATTCTTGAAATGATCAAACTTCTGTTTCAAATCACTCCAAGATTTATACCATGTATTTTTCTCTTCAGCTAATTTCTCGTTAGCCTCTTCCAGCTCTTGCACACGCCTTACTAAATCTTCATGCGTCATGCCTCTTAATTCTTCCACTGTCATAATCGTATAAATTTAAAATGTCGTTAAAAAGGTAGGAGTCGAACCTACTTCTTGTAAGCTAAATGAATATATAAATTAGAATATAAGTTAATACCAACAATTAATCGCTTACACGCATTCCAACAATGCTACTTCATAAATTACCGCCCAGCTGGTTTACAAGGTGATTGTGCACTCATCCCCATGCGCCTTGTGCCGGATTATAGGACTACCTTTTAGTGGTCTGTTTTAAGTTCTCTATAAGTTATTCTCATGAGCGACACACACCCTACACATATAACACTCATTATAGTGATAGAGAATATTTTCATAGGACTGTAAGTAGTAATAGCCCCGTAAAGCATACCGGCAGCACATATACTAACCAATATAGATAAAACGAATTGGATTGTTTTCATAATCGTATAAATTTAAATAAGTACCTGTACCCTAATCGAATAACAGAACCTTATTTCAGTTCAGTACAGGCTATATTGTCGAAAACAGTACGGACGCCTAACCCGTATGCTCACTGCTCAAAGACGATTCTTTGCGGTGTTTTCTATTAATTGTTAAACATTGCACAGCTCACAAGCTCCAACTTGCTTATGTGCGTTTGTTATCTTTGGTTGGCAAAAACGGCTTATGAATTACACCGTAATTGCTTTTACAGAATTTCAAAGAACTAATCAATAGTACCCTACCCGATTCTCGCTATCGGTTGCCGTTCAATCCGTCTGTAGGGCTGTCGTGCGTTGCATAATCGTGTATTATGCGTATCGGCTGATACCTTGTACCCGGCATAGAGCATCGTAGTCCATGCCATCATCTTCACAAGTTTCAAAACCTTTTAAGGCATCTTCCAAACTGTCTATCTCATCCGTTATCAACTGGATAGCTTCTTTTTTGCTATCAGCATTGAACATCAGGCAGACAGCCTCTTCATCATTGTTATGGGCAGCCTCTAAATCTTTATAAAGGCTATCCAACTGCTGGTTAATCGTGTAAGCATTCATATCCATATCTTTTATGCGATTGACATCAGATTAGCTTTTTTGAAGCATCTGAATTCTTGGCGTTCAGTATCATAGTAAGTCTGGACGGTATCATTCTTCTTTCTATTGTCAGTACCAGTGATGGCAGGCATCAGCTTTTCATTTAGTGTACCGTATGCCTCACGAACAGAACCGTCCACTTTTTTGAAGTAGAACTTCACTATCTTCTTCTTCATCTCACCTTTCAGTTTCAAATTAGCCCAAGCGCCCTTCATTGCTTCGCTCATGGTGTAGCCATTACGCTTAACGAACTGCCAAGCAAGGCTCATTACTTCGTGTAAAAATTCTCTTGTTCTCATAATCGTGTATTTTAATATGTTTATACTATTTGAAATCTGAATT